AAAATGTTTAAAAATTGTGCCAAGTTTGTCACTACAAGATGGTATACAAGCAACACGACTAGCATTAACTAGAGCTTGGTTTGACCATAAGTGTGAAGATGGCATTGAATGTTTAAGGCAGTATCAGCGTGAGTACGATGAGGATAAGAAGGTCTTTAGGGATAAACCTAGACATGATTGGACTTCTCATGGTGCAGACGCATTTAGGATGTTAAGTATTGCCTGGAAAGAAGAAGCTAAGTTACCCCATAAGGATGATGCTATTCGGGGGTTGTTTGTAGGACAAACTGATGTAACGCTGAACGAAATGTGGAAATTTGCACCAAAATCGTCAGCAGGGAGAATTTGATGGCAGATGACAAAGGAACAGTCAATAAGACTTATCAGGACTGGTATAGAACGATAATGAGCTATGAACGCTCATATAAGCGTTGGGAAGCTAGAGTTGACCGCATTGTAAAGAAATACAAAGATGACTCAAGATATGACCGCAATCCTAATGCTAGATTTAACATCCTCTGGTCAAATGTTCAGACTATTCAGCCAGCTATCTTTGCAAGACTTCCTAGACCTGATGTTAGTCGTAGATTTAGGGACAATGACCCCATAGGGCGTGTAGCCTCAATGATGCTTGAACGGGCTTTAGAGTTCGAAATTGAGCATTATGGTGACTACAAATCCGCAATGAATAACGCAGTTCTTGACCGCCTATTGGGTGGTCGTGGCGTTTCTTGGGTTCGCTATGAGCCACACATCGTAGCTGAAGAATCAGGCGAGCCTGATGACGGCTTTGAAGTAACAGAAGATGCTGACGAAGCTGAAACTGAAGGTGGCATTGAGAATGAAAGTCAAGAGCGCATCGAGTATGAATGTGCGCCTGTGGATTATGTGCATTGGAAAGACTTTGGTCATACCATCGCTAGAACATGGGAAGAAGTAACTGCTGTATGGCGTAGGGTATATATGAACCGCCCAGCATTAGTTGAGCGTTTTGGCGAAGATTTAGGCTACCAAATTCCTTTGGACACTAAACCTGACGATTTAAAGCAATCTTACAAATCTGACGATACTGTTTATGAGGCGCTAATTTATGAAGTATGGGACAAAGAAACAGGCAAAGTATTGTGGATTTCTAAGTCCCTCGGAAAGATATTGGATGAGCGTGATGACCCTTTGGGTCTTGAGAACTTCTGGCCTTGCCCTAAGCCTCTCTATAGTACGCTCACAACTGACAGCCTTGAGCCGATTCCTGACTTTGTTATCTACCAAGACCAAGCAAGAGAATTAGACACATTAGCTGACAGAATTGAAGGCTTAATCAACGCATTGAAAGTGCGTGGTGTATATGACGCATCGGCTTCTGAATTACAGCGCTTATTCTCTGAAGGCGAGAACAATACCCTAATTCCTGTGCATAACTGGATGGCTTTTGCTGAAAAGCAAGGCATGAAAGGCGCTATTGACCTTGTAGACATTACCCCATTTGCTCAAGCATTAGCACAATGCTATCAAGCAATGGAACAAGTGAAGGGTCAAATCTATGAATTAATGGGTATTGCTGACATTCAGCGTGGTCAGACTGACCCCAATGAAACATTAGGCGCTCAGATTATCAAGTCAAACAACGCTGCTGGTCGCTTAAAGACTATGCAACACGCAGTTGTAGACTTTGCTACTAGCTTATTGAATATTAAAGCTCAAATCATCTGCAATCACTTTACAGATGACACGCTGATTAAGATTTCTGGCGCACAGCAACTCAGTCCGCAAGACCAAGCATTGATTCCACAAGCTATTGAGCTATTACGCAACGAAGCAAGCAAGAATTTCCGCATTGAAGTCACTTCTGACTCAATGATTTACCAAGATGAACAGCAAGAAAAAGCCGATAGAATGGCATTTTTAAGCGCTGTAGGTCAATTTTTCCAACAAGCAGTCCCAATGGTTCAATCTCAGCCAGAACTCGCTCCAATGGCAGTAGAAATGCTTAAATTTGGCGTAACTGCGTTCAAAGCTGGCAAGCAATTAGAAGGAATTATTGACGAAACTGCTGATAAATTGCGTGAAAAGGTCAAGATGATGGAAGGCAACCCACCGCCTAACCCTGAAATGCAAAAAGCACAACTGCAAATGCAAGGTGAACAAGCCAAGATTCAGGCTCAAGCACAGCTTAAACAGCAAGAATTACAGGCTTCTAGCCAAGCTAAACAGGCTGAAATGCAAATGGCTGCTCAGATTGAAATGCAAAAACTCCAAGCAGAGATGGAATTGGAAAAAGCTAAACAAGAGTATCAAGCCCAAGAAAATCAGCTTAAATTCCAGTTGGAAGCACAACGCAACGCTGCTGACAGAGAGATGGAAGCCAAACTATTACAGATGAAGATGAATATGGAGCGTAATACGGCTCTATTGCTAGCTTATGTCAATAATGGCGCAAAACTAGAACAAACACGCATTTCTGCTGGTTTAGATGATGGTCAAGAGGCTTATGACGATACGATTGAGAAAGCACAGCATTTAGAGCATCCATTAGCCCCTGTAACTCAAGCTATCTCTGAAAGCAATGCTCAATTAGCGCAAATGATTGCTACTTTGTCTGACAATCTCAGTAAACCTAAAGAAGTGGTGCGTGACGAAAACGGCAAAATTGTAGGGGTTAAATAATGGCATTAACTGTTAAACACAGTAAGACAAGTACCATTCCTGACGCTGGTGATACCAGTTTAGTTCAACCTTCTGATTGGAACGCAGACCATACGCTAACAGGTACAGTTCCTGTTGCTAATGGTGGCACAGGCGCTACTACAGCAAATGATGGCTTAAATGCCCTTTTACCTACTCAAACAGGCAATAACGGCAAAGTCCTATCTACCGATGGAACTAATACCTCTTGGACTGCGGTAGGTGGTACAGGCACAGTTACTAGCGTAGGAACAGGCACAGGTTTGTCAGGTGGCCCAATTACAGGCGCTGGCACAATTAATTTCTCTAATGCCAATGTAGCTACCTTTGCTGCTACACCTACTTCTGCCAATTTGGCTGCTGCCGTAACGGATGAAACAGGCTCTGGTAGCTTGGTATTTGGCACAAACCCTACACTTGCTAATCCTAATATTGATGTAGTGGATTTTGATACAAGCTATGCTACTACGCTAACCGCAGGGCAATTAGGTTGGGATGGCAACAATACATTAGCTATTGGTATGGCTGGTGGCAATGTCATTCAACATATTGGTGAAGATTCTTACTTTTATTACAAGGCCACATCCGCAGTAACTAAAGGTCAAGTAGTGATGTTTACAGGCGCAGTAGGCGCTAGTGGCGTACCTACAGGCGCTCCAGCTACAGGCATTACCGATGGCACTTACATCATGGGTATCGCTGCTGAATCTGTAGCTTTAAATGGATTTGGCTTAGTTCAATGCTTTGGTGAGCTACGAAATGTCAATACAAGCGGATATGCCGATGGCGATATTCTTTGGTATGACCCATCCGTAACAGGTGGAATGACTAAAACTAAACCATCTGCACCCAATGTCAAAGTACAAATGGCTGCCGTAATTAATGGTGGTTCTGCTGGTGGTGGCACTATTTTGATTCGAGTTAACCCAGGTTCTACGCTTGGTGGCACAGACTCCAATGCACAGATTACTAGCCCATCAAATGGTCAAATTCTGACCTATGACGGCACAAACGCATATTGGAAAAATACTTCTTTAACTGCTGGAACAGGCGTATCTGTAAGTCCATCTAGCACAGGTGTATTGACTGTAACCAATACTGCGCCAGACCAAACAGTTTCATTGACTGCTGGCTCAAATGTCACTATTACTGGTACTTACCCTAGCTTTACTATTGCTGCTACAGGTGGTGGCTCTACCTCACCCGCAGGTGCAAATACCCAAGTTCAATACAACAACTCAGGTGCATTTGGCGCTTCATCTACATTTACCTATGATGGCACTACATTAAAAGCTACCAACCTTGAAACAACAGGTGGTGTATTAGCTGATAGCGCATTTGGTGGCACTTATGTAGACGGTATTGTGATGGACTACGATACTGTTGGCGGCAAAGGTCGTATTAGCGTAGGCGGTGCAGACAGTCTTTATTTCTACAATGGTGGCATCGCTGGCTCATTATTAGGCTCTGCTGCTTCTAACGGAAACTGGACATTTAACGGAAATGTAAGGGCTGGAACAGGCTCATTAGTTGGTGGCGCTACCAATCCATTGATTGAGGCTGCTGGCTCTGCCTCTAATTATGTACAAGTTTATGTACACAATGACAATACAGGAACTAGCGCATCTTCTGACTTTGCCGCTTATCCTGACAATGGTACAGACGCTTCTGGTTGGATTGACATGGGCATTACAAGCTCAACCTATTCAGATGTTAATTACCAGATTACAGGCCCTAATGAAGGCTATATTTTCATGTCTGCTTTGTCAGGCTCTGGAAAAACAGGTAATTTGGTATACGCTACAGACTCAACAGGAACAGAAAACGCTCACCAATGGTATTCAGGTGGATTTAATGCCGCCAAAAACTCTTGGGAAATGAAATTAAACTCAACTAATTTAACGCTTAATGTTCCATTAGTTTCAACAGTAGCCACAGGTACAGCACCATTTACAGTAGCTTCAACCACTCAAGTAGCCAACTTAAATGCGGCAACTGCTGGTACTGCTACAACTGCTACAAACGCTACAAACATTGCAAACACAGGCGCAGTAGCTACAAATGCTTCCTTTTACCCAGCTTTATTAGGCGCTAATACAACAAGCAATCAAGGGTCAAATACTGCTGCTGGTTTAAGTTTTAACCCATCAACTAATCTTTTGTCCCCAAGCGCTGTATTGTTAGCTGCTAGTGCTGGTACAGTACCACCACTTCAGTTTACTTCTGGCACTAACTTAGGTACTGCTGCTGCTGGCGCATTAGAGTATGACGGCTCATCTTTTTATGCTTCTAAAGCATCTGCAACTAGAGGCGTATTACATACTGAGCAATTAGTAGTATTAAATACTGCTTACACTCTGACATCACAAACTGCCGCACAAAAGCTATTTAACGCTACAACTAACGGAGCAGTAACGCTTCAAGTTGGCACATATCAATTTGAGTGTTTTTATGCGCTTACTGGTATGTCAGCTACTTCAGGCTCATTTGGTTTTGCAATGGTAGCTGGTACTGCGGTAATTGGCTCACAAGGCTGGTGGTCAATGGCTCAAAAAGGTACAGCAACTGTAGCAACTGCAACTGCTGCTCAATTTACTTATAGTACCGCAGCCAATACAACTTTAGCTACTGCTTCTACCAATACTGTTGGTTATGCGTTTATTAAGGGAATTATTAAAGTAACAACTGCTGGTACTGTAATCCCTTCAGTTTCATTGGGTGTTGCTTCTGCTGCTGTTGTGGGTGTGAACTCATACTTTAAGATTGCCCCTGTAACTGGTGTAGCCAACGCCAACATTACTGTAGGTAACTGGTCGTAATGTTTTTAACAGCGTTTCAGCCTAATGCGTTTCAAAATGACGCATTTCAAATTGCCATTACTCCTACCCCAACAGGTAGGGTTGGTGGCGATGACGCTTGGACTCCCGAAGAAAGAAAGCGCAGAAAGCAACTAGAGAAGAAATTACAGGTTGCCGAACAAAAGCGTATTGAAGCAGTAAGAATTGACCAAGAGTCAAGAAAACAAGCAATTAGGGACTTAATTGACCCAAAACCCGTTGCAGACACGCAACAAAGTAATATACAATCCAATCAACAGGTTAGCGAAGATACACCGTCAGAAGTAACCAAATTTAATGCACTCATCGCTAATCTTGAACGCCAAAAACAAGATTTGTTTGATGCGGTACTGATAAGACAAGCCAAAGTTCGATTAGAACAAGAATTGGCAGTTTTAGAGGCAAAGCGCAAACAAGAACTAGACGATGAGGAAGCCATACTATTACTACTCTAAACCCACAAGACCAATTTCAATTAGCCTATAAGCATCTTCACGCAGGAAGATATGAGCAAGGCTTTAAATTGTACGAATATCGCTGGCATGAGGACATTATCAAAAATGAACCCTCTCCTACACGCCCAGCCCTAAAAATCCCTGTATGGCAAGGGGAATCTTTATTAGGTAAATCCATTACTGTTCAAGTTGAGCAAGGTTTTGGTGACATTATTATGTTTGCCAGGTTCTTACCAGCATTAAAGGCTTTGGGCGCTAAAAAGGTCGTAGTCCTACAAGAAGGCACATTGCACTACCTTATGGGGCAATTAGAGTGCGTAGATGTATTTACCAATGAATTAGAAGGTGGCGTAGGCGCAGAATCCGATTATTGGATTGGTTTGATGTCTTTGCCATATTACCTATCTCTTGCTCACCCTATGGTAAAGAACCTATTTCCTGTAACGCCTAAGAAAATAGTAGCCTCGGAAGGTTATTTACACGCTATTCCTAGCAATATTCCACCGAAAATTGGCGTGAATTGGGAAGCATCAAAGCAGATTCTTTACTACATTAAGTCCATAGACATGGGAAAGATGGAAGAATTGGTTGGTTCAGATTGCTACAGTTTGAACCCTAAAACAGATGGGATGTTCAATAGCCTACCTGATGACGGATGGAAAACCGATTGGAATAAGACCGCAAGCCATATGAAAGCCTGTAAAGGTATTGTGACTGTCGATACAGGAACTGCTCACCTTGCAGGAGCTTTGGGCATTAAAACCATTGTGCTATTGCCTAAAGAAGAATTTGTGTGTTGGCGGTGGAAAAACGGCAGATGGTACGACTCTGTAATAGCTTTGCGCCCACACGAATATGACCAAATCCCAGAGTTAATAAGGAGAATGTGATGGATATTTGTCCACAATGCGGATATACAGCAGGTAATCATGTTGCAAAAAAACAACAAACTGAAGAAGAATTTTTTATTGAGTGGTGGACTCCTACTGTTGGTGAGGAAGAAGCCAGACGCTCTTGGGCAGAAAAACAAGAAAACAAAAAAAGAGCAGCGCCAATGGTGCAATCCGACATAGAAGGTTATATCTCTATGGTTGACGGCACTTGGATTAAGTCTAAATCCATGCACAGAGAGCATTTAAAAGAGCATCGAATGATTGAGCTTGGCAACGATGTGCCAATGAAACAACCAGAGGCTTATGTGACTAAGCAATCCCAAGAAGCAAGAAAACGCCAAATCGCTGAATTGGCATACGCAAAACTTAAATACTAGGAATAATCATGGCAGACCGCAGAGAAGCATTAGAAGCAGCATTAAACGCAGCAGAAGAAGGCACTTTAGAAGTCCCAGAGGAGAAAGAAATTGACCAAGAACCCGTGGAAACTGAGGCGGTTCAGAGCGAGGCTGTTGCCGAGGAGTCCCCTGAAGTTCAAGCTAGTGATGCAGACGGAGAAAAGCCTGCCGAGAACCTTTCAGATGATGAATTTGCGGTCAAGGATGAAGAACCGCAGGAAAAGCCTGTAAGCCGACCTTCCACCTGGAAGAAAGAATATGTCCAAATTTGGGACAAAATGGAAAAAGGCGAGCAGATTAGCAAGGAAGATTTTGTTAAGTTTGCCGAATATGCCAATCAGCGTGAATCAGAATACAAAAAAGGTGTAAGCACTTACAAAGCTGAAGCTGACCGAGCAAAGGCTTATGAAAATGCAATTGCTCCATTTGCTGACAATCTTGCAAAACGAGGAATTCAACCCACCCAATATATTGAAAACTTAGTTCGTGCAGAGCAAATTTTATCTAGCGCACCATACGAACAAAAACTTCAAGCATTTCAGAAACTTGCGGCAGATTATGGTATACAATTAAATGGTGGGCAAATGACTCAGGTCGATGCCTATACGCAACAATTGATGAGCCAATTAAATCAGGTTAATCAAGAAGTTTCATCCATTAAAGGCCGATTCGCCCAAGAGGAAAATCAGCGTTTAATGAATGAGATTGAGAAGTACCGAAGTGATAAGGCTAATTACCCTCACTTTGATGTGGTAAGGGAAGAAATGGCTCAACTACTTGAGCTAGGTAAAGCCCAAGACCTCGAAACGGCTTACAAGAAAGCTGTGCGTATGAATGACGATGTTTGGTCTAAAGAGCAAGAAAGACTCTTGCAAGAGGCAAAACATACGGCAATGAAGGCACAGGAAGTAAAGAAAGCCAAAGCTGCTGCGGTAAGCGTAAAGTCCACTACTCCTAGTGGAAAAATAAGCGACCCATCAGACAAGAAGGATAGGCGCTCAATAATTGAGGAACAATTAGGCTCAGTTATGAGTGGTCGGCTTTAACTAACTAACATTTTTTTAAAGGAAATATCATGGCATTTGCTAACTCAGCAATCACCGATATTATCGCTACCACTATTCAAAGTCGTAGCGGTGAACTCGCAGACAACTTAACACAAAACAACGCAATTCTTCAGCGCTTGAATCAGAAGGGCAATGTAAAGCCATTCTCAGGCGGTAATGTGATTTTGCAAGAAATCATGTATGACGATACAACAACTAACAACGCTAACAGCTACTCTGGCTACGAAGTGTTGAACATTGCTCCAGATAGCCCAATTTCTGCTGCTCAGTTCAAAATCGCTCAGTACGCTGACTCTGTTACTATGTCTGGCTTGGAAATGCTCCAAAACAGCAGCAAAGAAGCAATCATTGACCTCCTTGATGGTCGTATGCAAGTTTCTGAAGCTCGCTTGTTGAACCGCATTTCTACTGACCTCTATGGTGATGGTACAGGTAATGGCGGTAAGAACTTGGATGGTTTGGGCGCTGCTGTTGCAGTTTCTCCAACTTCAGGCACTTATGGCGGTATCAATCGTGCTACTTGGTCTTTCTGGCAGAACCAAATCACTACAGGCGCTACATCAGGCACAATTTTGGCTGACTTCACTAAAGCTGCTATTAAGCAGATTCGTGGCACAGACAAAGCTGACTTGATTGTTTGTGGTAACACAATGTATCAGTACTATGTAGGTGGTTTGCAAGCTATTCAGCGTATTGCCTCTGAAGAATCAGGCGCTGCTGGTTTTGCTTCCTTGAAGTTCTATGGTGGCGGTACATCTGCTGATGTGGTACTCGGTGGTGGTTATGGTGGTCAAGAAACAGCTACTTATGCTTATTTCTTGAACACTAACTACATCTTCTTACGCCCACATAAAGAGCGTAACTTTGTACCTATCGGTGGTGAGCGTCAAGCTATTAACCAGGATGCGATTGTTAAGTTGTATGGTTGGGCAGGTAACCTCACAACTTCTAACTGCTTCCTACAAGGCTTATTGACAACCTAATAGTTAGGGCGTAAGCCCTTTCTATGACTTGTCTAATTACTAATTTAAGGAAATAAAATCATGGCATATTCAGTAACCCCCTTATCTGGCATTAATTTGAATGGTACAACCCCTGTATCTTTCTCATATACTGCTGGTTCTACTGCTGTAAACATCCCAGCCTTTGGCCCATTGGGTACACAGGTATTTGGTAACGATGGTAAGCGTTATGTATTCGCACAAGCTGGTGCAGCTATTGCAGCATCTACAGCGACTGTGGTAGTTAACGCTTCTACTTTCCAAGCAACTTTGGGCGCTGGCTCTTACTTCACCGCTACCTCTATGGCTTCTGGTGACTATGGCTGGTTCTCTATCGCTTCTGTTTAATCAACAGAATATGTAGTAAAACTGGGATTCCCTCACAAGGGGAGTCCCTTTTATTTTTTTAACCGCATTACCTTAACCACTTAAGGAGATTTACATGGCTATTGATAGCGATATTCAAGGTGCAGATGCACGATTGGCAGTACAGTTTTACAAAAAATCCGTAAAACAAGAGAATGAGTCTGAAGCAGCAGGTCGACCAATTTTTAAAGAGTTTGACTTTGTTCGTATTATGATTCCTGGAGATAATCTGACAGAAATTGACACTTATGCCCAAGAATCACATAAACAGCGTTTCCCTCGTCAATGGGCGCACTATCAAAATCAAGTAGCAAATCACCAAGATATAGTGGGTACACCGCTAGAAGCGTGGCCTCAAATTACCCGTAGTCAAGCTGAAGAACTCAAAGGACTGAAGTTTCATACAGTAGAAGCTATTGCTGATTGCTCTGACCAACAGTTACAGCGCATCGGTATGGTTGCTGGTATGAGTCCGCATACTTTCCGTCAAAAAGCTAAGGCTTTCTTGAATTTAGCCACCGATTCTGCCGATATTGCAAAAAGAGAAGCAGAACTTCAAGCATTGCGTGAAGAAAATGCTAAAATCAAGGCTGAAACAGATGCGAAGCTGGCTCAAATGCAAGAGCAAATGTCAGCGCTACTTGCGGCTGTTGCGGAAAAACCACAAAAACGCAAACCTAAAGTAGAAGCAGAGGCTTAATATGTCCCAAACGATGCTGCAACTAGTGCAACAGACAACCGCAGAGCTAAATTTGGCTGTGCCAACTTATGTTGCTGGTAATACTTCTCAAGATGTTCAGCAAATACTCGCCCTAATGAATGGCGCAGGGTATGAGCTACTGAAAGAACATGATTGGCAAGCATTACAGGTGCAGTATCGTTTCTACACCCAATCTTTAACCGCCAACGCAACTACAGTTAATGGTTCATATAACCTAACTTTTGCGCCTGGCACAGATTTAAGCGCAGTAACAAGCCAATGGCAGCTATCAGGCTATAACATTCCTCAAGACACTTATGTAGTTTCAGCAAACAACACGACAAAAGTCGTAGTGATGAGTCAAATGGCTACAGGTAGCGGAATCCAATCCGTAGTTTGCGCTCAAACTGCGTATAACTTACCAAGTGACTTTGAAACCATTACAGACCGCACCCAATGGGATAAATCTAAGCATTGGGAAATGTTAGGCCCTGAAGATGCCCAACAATGGCAATGGCTCAAGTCTGGCTATATTTCTACAGGCCCTAGAGTTCGTTGGCGCATCCTTGATGGTCAGTTTCAAATATGGCCTATTATGAATACCAATGAGTATTTAGGGTGGGAATATCGCTCTAACGCATGGGCAAGGTCAGCAAGTGGAACGCCACAACAACAGTTTTTAGCAGATACAGACACAACTGTATTTGATGACCGCTTGATGGTTCTTTATACCAAACTCAAGTATTTTCAAATTAAGTCATTTGACACAACCGCATTACAGCAAGATTACCAACGCTATTTGTCAGTTGCTAAAGCCAACGACAAAGGCGCACCTAACCTTTCATTTGCTCCTTACCCATCTAAGGTGCTTATTGGCTACGCTAACCTACCAGACACGGGGTATGGCAGTTAATCATGTACCCATCTAGTGCCATTTTTAATCCGACTAATCAGACTTTGTCTGACACCATATTCTTCAGCAATAATGCGTTGAAGTCTGCTGTCGTTGCGAATGGCAATAATTTGTTCTTTGGTCAATTTAGCCCAATTACAGCGTTCACCAGAGTTGCTAGTATTGTGTTTAACTTTATCAGCATGGTTATTTTTTGGCGTATCCCATCTAAGATTTTCAAGCATATTATTTTGATGATTGCCGTCATTATGGCAACCTTCCATTCCTTCTGGGCATTTTCCTACAAAAGCCTCAAGAACCAATCTGTGAGGTCTTACAACTTTTTGTTGATTTTCTTTCCAAAGATTCAAAAATGGTCTGCCGTCTGTTTTGGCAAAAGTAATTTTTTTAAGCTGTTTGGTTTTTGCGGAGCGCACATTTCCATGATTAGAAATTTCATATATACCTTCAAAACCAACAACATCAAGCCATTGTTCCATAATAATTCCCTTAACATTGATATGGGGATATTATAACATGCTTCTAAGTCAGCCTAAGAAATTTACAGCTACTACTGCGTCAATTCCTGCCCCTATTGGCGGTTGGAACGCAAGGGATTCTCTTGCAGAAATGGCAGCAACAGACGCTGTGCAGTTAATTAACTTCTTTCCTACACCTACTGATGTAACTCTCAGAAAAGGCTACTCCAAGGCTTCTACAGGAATTACAGGTAAAGTCTATACATTAATGAATTACAACACAGTAAGCGGTTATCAACTGTTTGCTTGTGCTGGTGGCAAAATTTATGATGCCAAACCATCTACTGCCGTAACTTACTTTACTGGCACTACTAGCGATAAATTTCAATCGGTTAACTTAACCAATACAGCAGGTCACTTTTTAGTGGCTTGTAATGGCTCTGACCCTGTAATGATTTACGATGGTAGCGCATGGTTTAAGGTTGCTACCACTACAACTGCACAAACAATTAGCAGTATTACTAGGGGTGGCGTAGGCAATTTAACCGCTACTTTGACTACTGCATCGCCTCATGGATTAATTACAGGCAATCGAGTCACTATTTCAGGTGCTACTCCTACGCAATTTAATGGCACTTATGTCATCACAGTTACAGGAGCAAGTACTTTTACTTATACGATGGCAAACGCACCAAGTGGTAACGCTACTGTCGTAGGAACATATACAACAATTGGCATTACAGGGGTGGATTCTTCCACTTTTATCAATGTCAATTTGTTTAAAAACCGCCTATATTTTACGCAAAAAGACACGCTAAATTGCTGGTATTTAGATGTAAATGCTATTGGTGGCGCTGCTAATCCTTTATATTTTGGTGGTATTGCTCGTAATGGTGGGTTTTTACAGGCTATGGGAACATGGACACTTGACGCTGGTCAAGGTGCTGATGACTATGCTGTATTTGTAACCAGTATGGGTGAAGTTATTGTTTATAACGGAACAGACCCTACTTCTGCTACTACTTGGGCATTAAAAGGTGTTTGGCAATTAGGTCAAACATTTAACCGCAGATGCTTCTTTAAATGGTCTGGCGACCTACTTTTGCTGACTCAAGACGGATTAGTGCCTTTAGCATCTGCTTTGCAATCTAGTCGATTAGACCCTAGAGTTAACCTTACAGACAAGATTTACTACCCAATTAGCCAAGCTGCAACGCTGTATTACGCCAATTTTGGCTGGCAAATACAGTATTACGCTAGTGAAAATATGCTTATTTTGTCTATTCCGACTAATGACGGAATGGAACAATATGTAATGCACACCATTACTAAGTCTTGGGCTAGATTTACAGGCATAGAAGCCTATTGTTGGGAAGTGTCAGGCGATAACGATATGCACTTTGGTGGCAATGGTTATGTAGGCAAATTTTACGATACCAACGCTGATAATGGAACTAATATTGTTGCAACTGCACAACAAGCATATAACTATTTTGACTCGCCAGGTCAATTAAAACGCTTCACAATGGTTCGCCCAATTATTCAAACAGACAACGGCTTGCCGACTGTTTTATGTGGAATTAGTACCGATTTTGATACAGTTCCTCTTACCAACCAAATAGCCTTTAATCCTGTAACAGTTTCTGTAGGTGTTTGGGATGTTAACAAGTGGGATGAAGCAACATGGGGAAGTGGTTTGGTAACCACTAAATATTGGCAAGGCGTATCAGGATTAGGCTTTGCTGGCTCTATTAGCTTTAATGTGGCATCTCAAAATATTAACTTCCATTGGGCTTCAACTGACTATGTAATGGAAAAAGGTGGTGTTCTGTGATATTGCTTAATGAGCAAAGTCTTAAGGATTGGGCTATTAAACATAAAATGCCCGTTACGGATGATGCTCATTATTTAGGTCAAGTAATTAACAATGAAATTAGGGCAGTTGTAGTTTATTGTGGTTTTTTTGGTAAATCTTGCATGGTTCATGTAGGGTCAGTAGGGCAACATTGGGCAACTAAAGACTTTCTTAAAAAGGTCTTTGATTACCCTTTTAACACCTTGAAATTAAAGGTTATAATTGGCACAGTTGCAGGGAATAATGAAAAAGCCCTAAAACTAAACCGACACCTTGGTTTCAAAGATGTTGCCACAATCGCTGACGCTCATGCTGATGGAGATTTGGTCATTTTAGAAATGCGCCCCGAATACTGTAAGTGGGCATAGGAGAAGGTAATGGGAGCAGGTTCAACATTTTCGCAAGGCGCAAGCACAGGACAAACAAATCCTTATGCTGGCACAACGAATCCTTATATTCAAGCAGCGCAAGCTACTACATTAGGAAATATGGCTGGCGCACAACAAGCTACTGCTGCCAATCGAATTAATCAAAATACGCCTTATGCAAGCCTAAGTTATCAGCGTGGTGTTGACCAATATGGCAATCCTACTTGGACTGCTAATCAAACGCTTAACCCTCAGTTACAAGCATTAACTGAAAGCTCTTTGTCAGGATTGCAGGCTACTCAAAATAATCCTATGTATGGGATTAATCCTGGTCAAACATATAGCGATGCGATTATGCAACGCTTACAGCCACAAATGGCTAAATCTAAAGAGATGCAAGATGCTCAGTTGGCTAATCAAGGCATTGTTCCTGGCACACAAGCCTATGACAACGCTATGCGGACATTCAATCAGCAACAAAACGATTTGCTGACTTCTGCACAAATTAATGGCATGAATACAGGTTTACAAGCACAACAGTTGCAAAATCAACAAGCAGCCAATATTAAATCTTTGGCATCGCCTGGTTATGTAAATCCATATACACAAGCTGCTGTTAGTGGCCCTGATTATTTAGGTGCATTTAGCACTTCTAATGCTCAACAAATTGCTGCACAAAACGCTGCAAATGCTCGTACAGCTAATACACAATCTGGTCTATATGGTTTAGGCTCTGCTGCTTTATTAGGTAGCGGTGGTCTTGGTGGTTTAGCAAGCGGATTAGGAAGCGGTTTAACAGGTTTGGCTGGAATGTTTGGCAACAATGGACTAAATAATCCTTTTGTAAGTTCTGCCGATTACATGAAAAATATTGGAGCAACAAGTAGTGGCGCTTTTGACCCTAATTCTGTAAGCCAATACGCAAATGAATGGTGGATGGGTAAATAAATGGCTCATTATGATTCCGATGGAAATTGGGTATTAGATGTAGGGGATGACCCTAATAATCCGCCTGCTCCACCTACTAAAGCTGGAGATTGGGTTTCTGGTGATACTGGAATGGCTCAAGTTAGTGGTGCGCCTACTTACGATTGGACAAAACCAGCAGATTTTCAAGGAAATTATTGGGACTATATTAATCATTTATCCGATACTGGAATGATTAATGCCCCTGCGCCATCTCAAGGCGGTTTATTAGATTTTGTGCAAGAGCATGGTTATGTAGTTCCTTTGGCTTTAATGGGCGGTGTTGCTGCTGCTGGCGAAGCTGGTATTGGCGCTGCTGGCGCTGCTAGTGGAGAAGCTGCTTCATCTGCACCAGCTTACACAGGAATGAGCGATTACATGGCTCAAGCTGGCTTGGGCGCAGATACAGGATTTACACCTACTTACGCAAGTATGGGTGACTATATGTCACAAGCTGGATTAGATGCTGGAACATTTAATGGCTCTAATTTTCAAATGCCATCTACATTATCTGCAAAAGATGTAATTACTAATGCAAACAGACTTAAAAGTATTGCTTCATTATTAAATGCAGGTGGCAAAACAAGTGGAACAAGTGCAAATCCACAGCAATTAGGCACATTATTAGCTGGTGGAACTCCACAATCAAGCAATTTTATAGGTCAAATTAAAGCTAATCAAAACCCATTTATATTTACCCCTGCTGGGCAAACAGTAGCATCAGAAGGTATGTATGATGTATCAGGCTCAAACATGGCAAAAGCATTAAGGAACGCATAATGGCACTAACACCTGAACAACAAGCATTGGACTTTAATCCTGAATTACAGGATGTAACTCGCCAAAGAAAACTAGCAGATTTGCTTACTGCTAAAGGTTTAGAACAGCCACAAGGTCAAATGATTAGTGGTTACTATGTTGCGCCTAGTTGGACTCAGCAAATGAATCCATTAGCTAATATGCTTGCTGGTGGTGCTATGTCTAGTCGTGCAGATACTCAAGAAGCTAAATTAGCGGAAGCATTGCGTGGCGAAAAAGCACAAGCACTAAGCACATTCCAAGAGTTAATGTCTAAACCTGAAACTCGCCCACAGGCAATGAAATACGCTGCTTCTAATCGCTTCTTACAGCCTGTCGTGCAAGAAATGATGAAGCCGCAAAAACTTGGCGAAGGCGAAAATCTCGTTATGCCTAGCATGAATGGTGGCGAGCCAATTAATTTAGGTGCTGGTGGCGCTAAATATCACGCTCCAATTAGCATTGATACAGGTAATTCAACTATTTTGCTAGACCCAATTACTAAACAAAAAATTGGAGAATATGCGAAAGCTCATCAACCTGTAGCTGGTCAAGTATTAGAAACTGCTAATGGCCCTATGTTGGTTAATACTAGAACAGGTCAAGCAACTCCTGTAATGAGTGCAAATGGTCAGCCTATTGCGCCTAAATTAACCCCAGAGCAAAATAAAGACATTACCTCTATTAATCAGCAATATTCAACTATTGACGGTGCATTAAAAGCGGTTAAAGACACTCCAAGTGCATTTAGTTTTAGTCGTGGTGCTGCTCAAAACTTGCCTGCTGGTGAAAGCCTTGCTGGAAGATTGGATAAACCTGCTGAAGCACAAGCAAGAGCTTATGTATTTAATAATGTTTCTGCTGTCATTAAAGAAAGGGCTGGAACTGCACAAAGTCCAGCAGAATTGCAACGCATTAATTCATTTATGCCTGCAGTTACAGACAATGCACAGCAAATTGAAAACAAATTAAATGGCTTTAAAACTTATTTAAAAGATTTGGAAAAAGGCACTCGTGTAAACCCTAATATGCCTATGCAAACAGAAGCACCAAAAGCACCACAAGCACCTGTTCAAAGAGCATTTATGGGAACTGAACCAATTGTTGTTAAAGATGGCAAATGGGTTTATGAAAAAACAGGAAAGGCTGTTGAATAATGGCTGATATTGCATTACCTGCAGGTGCTACATTAGAACCTTTAGAGCTACCTAAAGGCGCTAGTTTACAGCCTGTTGAAAAAAATGAATTAACTTGGGAAAACCTTAAAAAGGGCGTTTCCAATGTTGTGCCATCTTTATTGCTTGGCGCAGCAAAACCTTTTTACGGTTTAAATCAAGCCGCTTGGCAACTTGCTGGTAAAGCGTTTCCTTCTGTAGCCAATATGGGTGATTACCCTGTAGAAATGCTTAATAAGCGTCAAGCCGCATTAAACGCTGAGGCTGGCCCTGTTGTTTCTAAATTTACTACCGAACCTGCATCTTTGGTTGGCGAAAATGTGTTGCCAATGACCGCCATGAATAAGATTGGTGCAATACCTAGTTTTACTAAAAATCTTGGTATTGGCGGTGCTTTAGGTTTTGCAACACCAGAAAAAACAGGATTAACACCTGAACAATTTGCAGAAGAAAAATCTAAGTCTGTTGCTGGTGGCGCATTATTAAATGCTGTTCCTGATGTTGCTAATGCAGGTGGCAAACTAATGGGTTCTTTGCTTAGAAAAGAAGCTGGTTTGGCTACTGGTGCTGGTGAAGAAGCGTTTAAGCAAGCATATAAAGCAGGCAAAGAAGGCAATGAAACATTTATTGCTAATATGCGTGGCACAGTTCCAATGGAAAATGTGCTTAACGATGCTAAAGCCAATTTAGCTGTATTAAAACAAGAAAAAAATGCTGCTTATCGTTCAGGAATGGAAGATATTTCTAAAGATAAATCCATTCTTAGTTTTGATGCAATTGATAATGCATTAAAAAAAGCTAAAGATATTGGTTCATTTAAAGGCGAAACAACAAATCCTAATGCAATCAAGGCTTTACAAGATATTAAAAAATCTGTGAACCGTTGGAAATTTTTAGATGCCAATGAGTTTCATACACCAGAAGGCGTTGATGCTTTAAAGCAAAGAATTGGCGCAATTCTTGAGGATATTCCATACGGAACTAAAGCTAGAACTGTGGCTGAAAATATCTATCATTCCGTTAAATCAACAATTGCTGAACAAGCGCCTGTTTATAACAATGTAATGAAAGATTACAGCGAAAAAGCAGACCTTGTTAATGAAATTCAAAAGTCCTTAAGTCTTGGAAATAAATCATCTGTTGCTCAAGGATTAAATAAATTGCAATCTTTGATGCGAAACAATGTAAATACTAATTACGGTTATCGTCAAGAATTAGCTAATGCTTTAATGGAAAAAGGCGGCAAAGATTTAATGCCTGCATTGGCTGGTCAAGCGCTTTCTTCTTGGACTCCAAGAGGATTAGTTGGACAAGGATTAGACGCTGGTGCTGCATTAACATTATTAGGTGGCGTAACACATTTGCCAGGCACGGTTGCAACTATGGCTACTACTAGCCCTCGATTAATGGGTGAAACAGCTTACAAAGCAGGTCAAATTGCCGCAAAAACACCTAAAATGACAGACGAACAAAAACAATTAGCAAGATTATTAATGCTAAGAAGCGCACAAGGAGTTGGAAATGAGTAGAAACGGAAGCGGTACATATACCCTACCTGCTGGTAATCCAGTAGTTACAGGCACAACTATATCGTCTACATGGGCTAATAACACCCTTTCAGATATTGCTACTGCGCTTACAGGTTCTTTGGCAGCCGATGGTCAAACAACGGCTACAGGCCCATTAAACATGGGTACGCAAAAGATTAATAACTTAGGAACAGGAACTGCACCTACAGACGCTGCTGTTGTATCTCAAGTAACTACTGCTGTAGCTATTACAGGCGGTACGATTGATGGCACACCGATTGGCGCTACGACCCCTAGCACAGGTAAATTTACTACTTTAACAGCTACTGGCGCTACTAATATAACCACTTTGTCAGCTACAGGTGATGTAAGTTTAACAAGCACAGGATTTATATTAATTCCTAGCGGTACGACTGCACAGCGCCCAGTTAGCCCTGCTAATGGTGAAATTCGCTACAATACAACATTAAACCAGTTTGAAGGCTACGCTAGTGGTGCATGGGGTAGTTTAGGTGGTGGTGCAACAGGTGGTGGTGGTGACCAGGTATTTGTAGAAAACGCAAGAGTTGTGACTGCAAACTACACATTGTCTACTAACAAGTCTGCCGAGTCTGTTGGCCCAATTTCGATTAATAGCGGAGTCGCGGTGACCGTGCCTTCAGGACAAAGATGGGTGGTGTTATGAGTTCATTAGTTCTTTCTGGCGATACCAGCGGTACAGTAAGCGTTACTGTTCCTGCTGTAGCTGGCACTAATACAGTAACTATTCCAGCGGTTACAGGTACTGCGGTTATTTCAGGTCAAAATAGTGCTATTACTGCTGGTACAGTACAGGCTTCTACTTCAGGCACTTCAATTACATTTTCAAGTATTCCTAGCTGGGTAAAACGCATTACTATTATGTTTAATGGAATGTCATTAAGTGGAACAGCAAATCCATTAATTCAAATTGGTGCTGGCTCAACAGATACATCAGGATATATTTCTTCAAGCGGATATATTGGGACTGCTAACACTACAGATGTGTCTAGTAGTACAACAGGGTTTATTATTCGCTCTGCTACTGCATCTAATACAGTAAGCGGACATTTGGTTATAACCAATATTAGTGGGAATATTTGGATTTCATCGCATACAGGAAAAAGTAGCACAACCACTACTTTTTTTGGCGGTGGAGATAAGACATTGTCAGGAACTCTTGATAGAGTCATTGTTACCACCACTAACGGCACAGACACTTTTGATGCTGGCTCAATCAACATCTTGTACGAATAAGGATAAATAATGGCTTACGGAACAGTAAATGCCGATGTAATCGGTACAAGCGTAGCAAACAGCAATATAGGTGCTGGTAATGCTTCTTTAATGAAGAACCGCATCATCAATGGTGCAATGGTTATAAGTCAATATAACGGCACAAGTTCAGTAACTCCTACTGCTACTGCTTATGTAATTGATAGATGGCAAGCTTTAATTAGTCAAGCATCTAAGTTGTCATTTCAGCAAAACGCTGGTTCAGTTGCAACTCCAGTAGGGTTTAATAATTATTTAGGTGCTACTTCTTTATCTGCTTATACAGTTGGTGCTACTGATTATTTCACTATTACTCAAAAAATAGAAGGCTTTAATACTGCTGATTTAGGATGGGGAACAGCAAACGCTAAGACTGTTACAGTTTCTTTTCAAGTTTATTCAAGTTTAACAGGCAACTTTGGATTGGTTTTAAGAAACTCAGCAAGCACTAGATGTTACCCAGTAAGCTATTCAATTCCTGTAGCAAATACATGGACAACTATTTCGATAACTATTGCTGGCGATACAACTGGAACTTGGATTGGTGCTACTAATGGTATTGGTATAGAACTTGATTTTGGATTAGGAGTGGGTTCTACATATAGCGGAGCGTCAGGAGCATGGAGCGGAACTTCTTATTTAGGAGTTACAGGCGCAACATCCGTAGTAGGAACAAACGGAGCAACCTTCTACATTACTGGTGTTCAACTAGAAGTAGGAAGTAGTGCTACTGGATTTGAGTATAGACACTATCAGCAAGAATTGGCTTTGTGTCAGAGGTATTGCAATGTTTTTGGTGGTGATTCCGCAAATACTCAAATTACAACAACGCAACCAGCGCAAAGCACAACTGGCATGGGAAGTAATGCAATATTTTCAGTAGATATGAGAGCAATCCCAACAATGACTTATTCTGCTTTGTCAGATTTTAATATTACTAACAATGTGGCAGCGATTGTAATAACTGCAATGTCAATATATAGCGCTGGAAGTTCAAAAAAACAAGCAGCCGTACAAGCATCTTGCGCTAGTGGATTAACACAATTTTATCCATATTATTTAGCGACTGCTAACACAAATGCAAGACTAACTTTTTCTGCGGAGCTATAAATGTATAAACTTGTCCTATCAAATAATTTTCAAGACAAAGGACAGCCTTGCTCTGTTATGCGTTTATTTGACAATGCTTGTATTCCTTTTGACCAAAACAATTCTGACTATCAAGCCTACCTAAAATGGCTTGATGAAGGCAACGAACCACTACCAGCAAACGGAGAATAAAATGCTCATAATTCAATGGTTATTTGACAAATTAGGCTATATGCCTAAGATTTCCGTAGAATCTACATGGCCTTTTCCTGCCACACAAAAAGAATATGTAGCTCCTGACTTTGAAAAGCCTAAAAAAGCTACTAAAGTTGCTAAAAAGACAACTGTAAGAAAGAAGAAATGATGCCAGAAAAAGACCCCACTTCCTACTCGTTATTGACCTACCTGTGGGTGTTTGGTCTTTCTTCACTAGGCGGTTTTATTAGCTTTATGAATAAACTTAAAAAAGGTCACGCAAGAGCGTTCAATATTGCTGAATTTATGGGCGAAATTGCTACTTCTGCATTTGCTGGCGTATTGACCTTTTGGATGTGCGAAAACGCTAATATTTCTCCATTAGTTACCGCAGCATTTGTAGGTGTATCAGGTCACATGGGCAGTCGTGCCATCCTATTATTTGAAGAATGGCTCTCTAAAAAGTTCCCAGAATGATTTATTTAATCTATCTAATACTTGTCCCTATCAGCCTATTAATTACGCTTGTAGCGCTTGTTTTAAACCCCGTATTACCTTTATTTGCAAGCAATCAAGAGGGTTGGTGTGACAATCACAGTTATTGGAATGTTGGCCCAAGATTACCTAAATGGTTAAATTGGTTTCAAACCCCTGACAATGATTTGTATGGTGATGGCACATTTAGAGCAATAAACGGAGCTAGTTATTGGTCAATGGTTAAATGGCTCTATAGAAACCCAGCTTATAGCTTTGCAATCAAGTATTTATACACACCATACACAACATCTGTTATTGGCGATAACACTATAAAAGACAACGACCATGCAAAAGAAGGATATTGTTTTATTCGTGCGAATGGGTTATTTTTATTCCGTGTTGTTATTCGTATTTTCTCAACTAATCGGTGTTTTTACGCTAATTTCGGTTGGAATATTGCTGGACTTGTTGACCCAAATGTAACTGCTGGAAGTCCTTGGCAAGCCACATTCGTATTCTCACCACGCATTTCGGGGTTTAGATGATTAGCTATGCAAGAATCGGAATTCTGGTTGGTATTCTTCTATTTGGTGTGCTTTTGGGCTGGAGTTATGAGCATAGCAAATTGGTGGCCTACAAAGCGGAAGTTGAAGCGGTGGCTGAAAAGCAAATCGCAAAAAACGAATCTATTAAAAAACAGCAAGAACTTGCTAATAAAGGAATAACTGATGCGTACGAAGCTAAGTTGTCTGCTCTTAAGTCTTATTATGGTGGGTTGCGCCAGCCCAGTAGCGGTAAATTGCCCAGCATTTCCAACCCCGCCAGCGGAGTTAATGAAAGCACCACCGACCAGTTACTTGCTTGCGCCTATACAACGCAGCAATTAGTCAGTTTACAAGAATGGATAAACGCTCAAATAGGCATTAAATGACAGGTAATTTCAAGAATTGTTTAGAATTGGTATTAAAGTCTGAAGGCGGTTTTGTTAATCACGAATCAGACCCAGGCGGTATGACCAACCTTGGAATTACCAAAAAATCGTTAGAAGAATGGTTAGGGCATGAAGTTGACGAGAAATTTATGCGTAAACTAACCCCTGAGATGGCAGCACCTTTATACGAACAGAAATATTGGAGAGCTTGTTATGGTGAAGTATTGCCTAGGGGACTCGACTTTGTTGTATTTTCCTTTGCCGTTAACGCAGGCCCAGGAAGGTCAGTTAAATTGCTTCAACAAGCTATTGGATGCGTACCTGACGGAGTTATTGGCCCAAGAACAAGAGAACTTATTTCAAACAGTAATATTGCAACTCTTATCGTTAAATTCTCAGAAGCTAGGCGAGATTATTACAGAGCATTAAAGACTTTCCCCATCTTTGGGGCTGGTTGGATAGCACGCACAGACAGGGAAGAAAAAGAAGCAATACAGATGATTAAAAACGGGTAGCAACCCAAACAACTAATCCTAACGCTACCAATACCCCTAAAACAGCCCAAAAATGGTCGTATTCGCCTTTTTGAGGCATTTCTAATGCCGTAGCATATTCTGCGTCACGGAACGCCTCAGAAGCCGTTTTATAGCTTTTACCTACCATTCCAAAACTTCTTGTACTCATATTGATACTCCCCCTTCTGTGATTGTGACTTTCATTTGGTCAGATTCATGGACTGCTAATGTATTTGCCCCCAATGGATATGTTTTATAGCCATGTTGCTTTAATACATCGTCTAAATTACCGCATTTTGCTACCTCGATAAACAATACAGGCTTAAATTGGTCAATGGTTTTCCATGCGCCAGCTAAGACTTCATGTTCCATGCGCTCTACATCAATCTTAATCAGGTCGCAGCGTTTAAATCCAATGGAGTCAAGGGTAATCATGCCTACTTCTTTTTTGGCGGTGATTTGTTGACCTATATCCTCTTTATCAGGATGCTCACGAAGTTCTAAAGACCCAAATGAAGCTGGTTGATAGTAATTAGGTTCTGGAATGATTAAACTGCCTCTTTCTGCGCCTATTGCCAAATTTCTAGCGGTGACATTAAAACAGTTATTAATGGCGATATTTCCGCACAAAGCGTAGTAAATCTTTTCTTGTGCTTCTATGGACACTACATGACCCCATGTTGTCATCATGCGCCCCCATTGAACTGTATGAACCCCTATGTTTGCACCGCAATCTACCGCGATAACCCCATCGCCAAACAATTCACGCCTTTTAATCAAAATGGCTTTTAAAAAATCCACTTCAATTTGGTCGTAGCTGCCTGTATTCATTAGGGAAAACCCTACACCAAAACCTTTACCATCCTCAACCATTTTGTAGTCGTTGCGGTTAATAATTAAAGTGCCTTGGTTGGTGGATGTGACTACAAATGCTATTGGGTTCATTTCTCTTGTGCCTTTCTTAAAAACAATACGAAACTGCAACAATAATTAAAAATATAGCCCAATACACCCCATCACCTTCTAAATACCAATAAACAAATTTATCACTCCAGTTCATTTCTCTTGTGCCTTTCTTAATTTATTTGTTTCTTTGCTATTTCGTCTTGCCCTAAATTCAACAACTAATCCACGCCATTCTTTGCGGATTCTAAAATCTAAGTCATGCACTAAATTGCAATCACAACAAGCCATTTTGTAACCCTTACGAATAGGTCTAATCCACTCTGTGTAATCACCATCTTCTTCTACTTCATGCTCTTGATAAGTGGTCATTTCTCTTGTGCCTTTCTTAGTATTGCTCTAGCAAAATCTTCTAACTCATACAATTTAATTCTGAATTGTTCCGATAGTTTTGCTTCAGGATGGA